TGCGTTGACTGTAATATTCATTGCATAACAAACATTATCAGCATTTCTTATTATTTCTTCAATCGTGTTAGTTACTATCATATTATTCTCTTAACAACAGATGTTTTGAGTTTGAGTTATTGTTCCTCTTATCCCAACGGACATTGTGAATGTAACATTATCGTGGTAGTCAGGATGTTTAATATCCCATTGTACCAATGTCCCCTGATTAATAGGAGAACCAAATTGACACTCAGCAATAGCTTGAGTTGAAAACCTAAATCCAACTTTAGTATTTGCTGAAGTTATTTCTTGACCTCCAGTGCTACCTTGATTACTTGAAAGATTGAAAGCTTGAGACTGACCAATGAAATTTAAAGTGCCACTAAATCCTAAGTATCTACAAGCCACATATACAGGGTTGACGAAGGTGTTTGTTGCAACAGAGTCTAATCGAGCTAATTCTGTTTTACCAGAGAATGTAGTTCCTGAAGTAGAGATTCTATAAGTCTCACCGACTCCAGTAAAAATTCCTCTGTCACCATACCAAACTAGATCATTTCCGTCTCTTTGGACATATATCTCAAGGTCAGCTAAGAAAACGCCAATACAACCACTAGCAACTGCAGTTCTTGTAACATTAATTGTTTCACACGGAGTTCCTATAGTACCATTACCTCTACCACTCCCTGAGTTAAAAAAGTCACCGGATTGTTGATTTCTTCGAGCATAACCATCAATTTCACTCATTTCTACATTATTAGTCGAATTCATTAATAGATTATCTGCTGATGCATCGTCTGTAGCACCAATGATATCACCACTAGAATTAGTAAGATTTGAATTGTATGTAAGATTAAATGTTTCTCTATTTTCATTAAAGTCGATAACCATTTGTTTTCGAAGCATATCACCTAAACTAATATTATTGGCTGGTACTTGTCCGGAAAGAAACTCATGGGCTATACCATTTGTAGAATTTGTACCTTTTAGACCTATATTGGTTTTACTCATTGACATACTTATTTTCCTCTAATTGCTGCTATTCTTTCTTTATCGGCTTTTCTAGCGCCGGGTAAAAGTTTTTTTGTTAATTTAGCTATTGCTGCTTTTTTCTTTTCTAATTTTTTAGCTATTTGAACTTTTTGTGATATCGTCATTTGACTCATAGGTATACCACCTGATAATTTCATAGCTAATTTTCCTCGAGCCATCATACCTGCTTTCTTTAACATATCTGCCGGTGATTTTACTCTCATAGATTTTCTTTTAGCTGATCTAGCTCGTTTCTTCGCTGATCTTTTTGCTACTCGACCTCGTGCAAGCCTTTGTTGCATGTTCAATGCTTCTTGCATTTCAATAAAGTCTTTGAATCTTTCCATTGTAATATTATTTATGTCTTCTTTAACATTAGAATCTAAACCTCTTTTAACAGCAGCTATCCATTCTAAGGCGTTACTATTAGGTTTATTTGCCCATACTGATAATTTACCTGATACACTAGTGTCTATTGGTCCACCATTATTTTCTATTTCATGAAAGTCTCTACCTAATTTCTTCTTCAACATAACTTTAACTTTCTGTGCTGCTTGATGTGATTTTTCTACAATTCTTGGTGGTATTGTTCTTGATCTTTCATTATTTCTTTTTAGTGCTACATCTAAATCTGTTTGTATAAAAATACATTTAACATCATAACCCGATGCATCTAATTCTCTCCACATCTTAAATGTTTTACCTTGATCACCAGAAGTAGAATCAATGATAATACCCATTCTAGCGTTGACTAAGGATTTCATCCTCTTATCAGTTAAACCTTTAGCTGCCATTCGTGCTGCTTCACGATCATCTGTTTCACTATCAGGCATCTTTAGTGATAGACCTTTTCGTTTCATTAATAATTCAAAAAAACTATCTGAATTAACAACAAGTAACCCTAATGATTTGAGACCCAATTTCTTAGCTACATGAGATTTACCACTACCAGGTCCACCTGCTAGTATTATTGCTTTAAATATACCAGGATCGTTAACACCCTCGTCTAAATCAAGTACTAAGTCTTCTTCTTTGTAATTAAGAATCGATTCCATATTTCCTCTTAGCCATTTGCATAGCTGTTCCATGCATAATAGAATCAGCCTTATCACCGTATTTTTTTACAAAGTCTTCTCGTTCTTTTTTTAATTCTTTATAAATCTTTTCCTTGTAAGCTAATACTTCTGATGGTAAATCTTCTGCTTCTTTTATTTTCTTAACATAATCTACAACTTTTTGACCGGGAGTATGTTTCTGTGCTTTTGCTCGACCTTCATCTGTACCCCATTCACCACTATATACTTCATACATAAAGTCAGGAAAATCTTCTTGAATACCCATACCTTTCTGAACTGCTTTATATAATTGTTTACCCAATCTATATCCTTTTGGTAAAGCATCTAAAAATTCTTTTTCTTGACTCATAGAAACAAATTGTCTCATTTTAGAAGCTGACATACCAACATCACCCGTCGCATCAGGATCTCTTTCACCTGCTGAAATTACTTTAATTGAATCAAATTTATAATAACCATGTTTAGCTTTAACACCATTGTACTTATTTAATAATGTATCAAACTCTCTAATTCTATCTGACCCGACAACCATTTGAATCATTCTATAACCTTCGTCATATAAACTTGTAGCAACATCAAATACTGTTCTTGCTTGTGTATTAGATACTTTAATACCTTTTGGTAACATAGGATTCATAAACTTACGAATCTGTGTGTTTGTTAATGGATTCTTTTTCTTGTCTGTAGTATGTGAAGTAAATATATTTACATCCGTACCCTTAGATACTGATTTCATTTTAGTAGCTAACTTTATGTGACCAACTGTTGGTGGGTTAAATCGACCAAAAGTAAATGTGACACCTTTGTTTTTAGCTTCTGTTATTTGATTAAAATATTTCATATTTTTTCTATTCGTAAGACTAAATCCGTCTTACCTTTTATTAATCTATGATACATCTCTTTAGGTATCATAATCGTTCTATTCTCTCTCAATTCTATAGGTAGACTTCCATTAAATTGGAATTGCCAACCTTCTCCTTCTACAACTGTTACTTTTCTATCCTGTCTATCTTGATGCCAAACTAAATCCTTACTAGTTACTTCACTAGAAAATGATCTAAAGTCACCCTTATCGACATATGGTCTACCAGAAGAAATTTCCACCACCTGTAAGTCCTAAATCTTTAGCATAGTATGGTAGTCTACAACTCCAATATCTAGCTGATAATTTATCATTAGCTGTATCACAATTATGTCTGTCAGCGAATGCTTTTCGTGCTTTCGGATCCTTTAATTTTACTGATAATTTAGAACCACCATCTTTGGCACCGAATGATACTTTTTTTACTTTGTCTCCGTCTTTAACATATACATAAAACTTCTTAGCACCACCTCTTTTAGGTTTATTAATTTCTTTATCTTCATCTTCGGTTACTTCAACCATAGGTCTGTCTAATGGTACATGCTTTCCTTCATACAAAGCAAAATCAATATGCTCTAAAAATGATTTCATTTTTTGGCTTTACCTTTCATTTTGTTTTTTCTTGCTTTTGCGGCAGCCACTTTAGAGGGGTTATTACTAAATTTTACACTCGTGTCAAATTGTTTCTTACCTACACTCCCATCTGAACCCATTTTTTCACCAGAACCTCTCTTAATTCTTTCTCGTTTCTTTCTGATGTTATCCCATAAACTTTCTGTTTCAACTTCTTCTGCTTTTTTTATTTGGTCTGCAGTCGGAGCTCCCTTGTCTCCCTTCTTTCTCATTTTTTCACCAGAACCTGATTTAATTCTTGCTCGTTTCTTTCTAATATTATCCCATAGACCTTCATCTTGTTCTAAGTCATTGTCTAACTTAAGAAATAACTTACCTACTGCTTGTTCTTTATCGGTTACAGTCATACCTACTGATCTTGCAACTTGATTGATAAACCCTAATCCATCTTTAGTACTTCTTCTATATTTCTTACCCATTTCTGATTTAAGTTTCTTTGTAATGATATCTAATACTTGATCTACTGTGGTAATAAGTTTACCCTCATCAACTGATTCATCTGTTTGTTTAATTGTATTGATTTCGTCTTTCTCGTCTTCTACTTCTTTTTTATGTTTAGCTTTCAGAGCTGCTACTTCTTTTGCTCTAGCTACGGCATCTTCTGTCTTATACTTACCAGACTTCTTTTTAGCAATAGCTATTGCTGCTTGTTGTGCTGGTGAAACTGCTTCACCTCTAACCTTCGCTGCTAGATCACTATCAGCTTTTCCCCAGGTTCCTTTACCTTTAGTAATAAATGAATTAACTCTTGCGTGACCCCATTGTACAGCTGTTGTACCTGGTCTATGACCTGTCTGCCATGCTTTGACTCCTCTCTTAAATACTTGTTTAAGTATACCTGCAGGTATACCAGATTTTTTAGACTTATCATTTAATGATTTATCTGGATTACTTTCACCAAACATCTTTTTAAACTTTATCGTATGTTTACTTGGTTTGGTTTTCACATCATCATCACCTGGTGCGGGTTTAGTACTACCTTTTGCAAAATGTTTTGCTCTGTCTTCTTTATCGTCTTTACTCAAACCCTTATAGTATTTTTTAGGTTGTGATCCTGGTTCGTCTTTTACGGTTGAGTCTTGTGGTTGTTTTCTTTCTTTCATACTACTATTTATCCCAATTCTTAGCTACAGTAAAGTTATTAAAACTAAATTCCATCTTATCTACAATTTTAACAGCTTCACCTGTTTTATCAATCGCAACATACCCTTCTGGTGCTACTACTTTTAACCCGGTATCGGTCTTAATAAATGTCTTAGCTAACCCTTTAGCTGAGTCCATTTTCTTTACTATCATTAATTTAGCTTCTAATAAAAATCTCATAAAATCTACTACTTTTTCTAATGTATTTAGTGATGCTTTAATAACTCGTAAGTGTTCTCTTAATTTAGATTGTTGTACTGGACTATCTGATTTATTCTTCTTCCACCAATTAGTAAAATGTGCTTGATATAATTTTACAGCGTCTTTACCTTTTGGTAATGTTTTTCCGGCTCTTGTATATGTATTTAGATAAGTTTTGAAACCTGCTCCAACAGCAGATGATCCTAGACTATCTTGCCATTTTAAAAACTTATTGAACTTACCTGAATTAATTCTTTGAAATTGTTTTCCAGCTGACGATAGTAACTTAGTTACTTGAACTGTTTCTTT